CAGGTAGAAGATATTCCAATGCACTTTGCAAGATTGAAGTTAGATGGTTGGGATAATATACTATCAACCCATCTTGTAGATGCGTTTGGCAGACTACTTAATGAAGATGGACAGTTAGTGTGAAAGGAGACCATAATGAAAGTTTACAGAGATAAGGCAACAGGTAAGAAGTTATATCCCGTATGTTCATGGGAAAAGAATCAGCACAAGCTCTATAATGCCATAGATAGGGCACATAATGCAGTTACCGACTTGTATGAAGATAAGACTGCATCTATGGAAGATATAGATAAGGCAGAAGAATGGGTTCAAGAAGTAGAGAGGTTGACCAGTATATTCGATAGTCATGTAGCATCTAACGGTATAGTCTATGCACTATGGGAAGATGGTCAGAAAATAAAGGATATCATATACGGTTATGATTGTAGGCATGACCAGATTGAGGCAGAAAGGAGAGTGTAATATGTGCCAATATCCATGTAGAAACTGTGTTTATTATAAAGAGTGCGGTGAAAGCACAAGAACAATGCCATGTAATGGCAGAATGACAAAGACAGATAAGAAGAGGAGAGAAGCCCTTATAGCAGAGGGAGAAAGAGAGCAGGCAAGAAGAGCCTTCTATGAGGATTAAATATGCAGATAGTATATAAGATGACCAATGAAGAAATAGGGCGGCACATGAAAGTAATAGGAGAAACATATAAACTAGGTAGTAACCCTACAAATACAGGTAGAGGTAAAAGACTCTATGCTCAGATAATGCCCGAACATCTCAGAGATAGTGCGGATAAGATGATAGATAGGTGTAAATATGTATATTCCCACGGAATAAAGACAGATATAGAAATGACCGCAGAGGATATAGAAGTGCTCCATTACCTTATTCAGTATGTGATGTCATTATAGTAGAAAGGAGATAACATGGTTCGTTGTGAAAATTGCCAATATTGTAAAGAGGACTTTGAGTATGATGATTTTGGTAATACTTTCGATTACTGCAAGTGTGTCCTCACCAATGAGCTGATTGATTGTTCAGAAGCAGAGCATTGTAAGGATTATACAGAGTAGTCCATAAAGTGTTAGGAGTCGATTCCTAACACTTTTATTTCATTTTGATATAAAGTATCAACGAGCAGATAAAAACGTCAGGAAAGAGCAGGAAATGAGTTGAAATATTCCTGTTGTAGGGTATGTACCTATATGCTATCCTATATTTGCAAACAAGAACAGAGAGTAAGTTTCATGGTGCCAAGTATATCTTCGCTATGGATGCTGAAATCGCCATATATGAAAGGAGAGAATATGATACTGAATGATGGATTTTACCCGTCAAAAGAAAGTGGGATTGTCCTAGAAAGATTTGAAGATATGTGGACAAAACACCCGATGTCCGATAAGTATGCAAGGGATATTGTGACTACCAGCAATAGTAATATTCAGACCTACTCTGATGCCTTTATGTCAGAGATGGCAGGGGATGAGATATTCTTTGCAGACTGGATAAGATATAATGAGGGATTACTACCTTACATTAAGAAAGCCGCTGATACAGTGCGTTGGCTACATGAGAATGGATATACAGATTATAAGGTAAATATGCAGTCCGGGATAATAAAATAAAGCGCCTGGATTAGATTTTTATCCTATAGTTGATAAATTGCACACATTGAAAGGAGAAAGTTAAAAATGGCAACAATGATTAAATATGGAACAAAAGCAGGAGAAGACCTCATACATGATATGAATTACAGACATCCTAAAGGAGAGACTCTTTATGATGTATACGGTAAAGTTTCTTCCAAGAAGAGAAACAGTTGGGAGAAAATCAGAGAGGATTGCAATTACCTCAAAGGTAGACGCCTTCATATTATAGGGGCATCAAGTTATGGGTATTCCTGCATATATGCTTATCCTATATATGACCATAGAGATGGGAGCATTATATCCATGATGATTAGAAAGCAAACAAAGGCGAGTACATACGAGATGGAAATGCCTATAGATGAGTACGAGAAGAGGATTATACATAGAGATTGATAATCCTGTTGAAAAGGTAGCACCTGAGTGCTACCTTTTTCTTGTAAACAAAAACATATTTGAAAGAGAGGACCTATTATGAAGTACATTACCGAAAACATTACAGAGATTGAAAAGCTGGCCGTATCAATGATGCTCTTTGCTACTTGCGGTGAAGATGAAAATACAATGGCAAATGCCGAAGTATCAAAGACTTCCCCTAACACATTCCACATTGAATATGATGTAGCAAATCCTTTTAATGGAATATCCCTTACAGTAGAGATTCGCCGAGAGAGCTATGCTAACGGACAATCGTCAGTATTCCACTACAACGTCATATCTAGTGCCTATGGTGATACCGGAGAGTTCACACTGACAATCGAATAAGTTCCAGTTGATAGGATAGCACCTCTGTGCTATCCTATACTTGTAAATAAGAACACATATTGAAAGGAGAACCAAGATGATTACAAGAGCAAGATTGGAAATGGTGAATGCCAATAATAAGATAGTGTTTGGCAGAAGTATGTGGGGCTACTGTGAATTATCCGACTTAATAGTGGAGTTTTTCAGAATAATGCCTGATTATGTGGACCAAAGTAAATGTAACCTCAAGGTAACTGATGTGAGTCATTAAGTTCCAGTTGATAGGATACTACCTATGTAGTATCCTATTCTTGTAAAGAAGAACACACATAGTTGAAAGGAGAACCGATTATGTCACAGAGAAGAAAGAGTTTATCCGAGAAGGATATTAGAACAGTTTTAGCCATCATCGAGAGCTACAGAGAGCAGAACCATTACAACTGGTCAGAAATGAACAGACACATGGGTAGCCTGACAATCGAAGAGATGATTGCCCTCAATAGTAAGTTAGAGCAGTGGTATCACAAGAATGATGTTGAGGATGAGTACGAAGATGTGGATATGGACGAGTACAGAGATTCCTACAACGATTATATCAGCTCCTACATCTATTGATGTAGTAGGGCTGCACACATGAAAGGAGAGCCGCTATGAGCGAGATGATTTTGATTATGGTAGATGAGTGCGGAGATGAAGTAGAGGTAAAGCGTTACACCATAGGTAATGACCTTGATGAAGATTATTTAGAAGTATGGCAGGATATGAAGATTGCCAAAGCCAGAGAAGAATACCCTGAGGCTCAGAGATTCTACTTCGAGGACAGAAGAAACTGGAACTCCATGATACATCAGATGATGCGTGATGAGTGGGGCGGATATGATGACTATGATCCCTTTGAAGATGAAGAGGTGCCAGTATGAATACCATAAAGCAGAATAAAAGAAGGCGGTTAGTAGAAGAATATGGTCCATATATGAATAAGAGATGGGCTATCTATGATGACCAAGATATATTAGAGGTATGGTTCTCAGACAAACAAAAAGCGTTGTCACATTGGGAGAAATATAAAAATGCGGAGACTTGGGCAGAAAAGAGAGAACGGTATAAACAAGAATTATTAGCCAATATAGAAAGAGGTGGTCCAGAATTAGATGAACTACCATTTATCTGAATATATCAGCTCATCCAAAAAGTTGGCGGGCGAAAAGACAACCTATTCCATTTATAAATCTATCTATAGAACTAGGCAAATACAAACCAATACCATTATCTGTAAACAGAGCGGAAACATAGAGGCCATGTAGAGATACATGACCTTTTAGTGTATACCATATATCGCTCTGCAAAATCAGAAAAGAGGGCGGTACAAGAGTCCTGTCCATTTATTATACCAATATATAATACCATATAAACCATATATAGAAACCATCTAATAACCATTCTTTAACCATTTATGCCATTTGTGCTTTAATATTCATACGGTCTATATCTAGGGCCATTCAGTAGCCATCTAGCTTCCATTATTCCTTTTCTCCCCGCCATAAGACATTAGCCAACCATTCTCCCCGCCATAAGACATTCTCCCCGGCGCCCTCCGACAAGAAATGCAAGCTATTTTTCAATTTTTGCAAGAAATCTTGCATTTTTTGACCTATTTTTTAGGGGCCATTAGCGGTTCCCTTATTCCCTTTATGCATTTTGCACAAACGGCACCAGGCCACTAGCTTTGCCCCTTGTGGCTTAATTTTGGCGGGCGTTAGTATGAGGGAAAAGTGCCGAAAAATACGGGGTAGGTATCCGACTGGAAAAAGCCCGCCAAAATTCTATCGTCAAATTGCACAAAAACCTCATTAAAGGACAATTCTTGCAATGTATTCCTGTTGTAAAGGATATACCCTTATACTACCATATAATCAGAAACAAGAACAGTACACACTGAAAGGAGAATACCAATATGACACAGAATTATTTAGCCATCAAATCAACAAAGGAATGTATAGCAAGAGGAGATTGGAGTGCCGCAGACAGAACATTACATGAAGTTATGGCAGATCCATATAACTTTGATGATGAAGAACAGGAGATGGAAGCCAGAGAATTAGAGACTGAGATAAACATCCATGCAGCCCTTACTTATGAACAACTTATGGATTTAGCCCTTAAGCATTATAACAAGGGCGGGGATAGTACATATGAATGTTGGGAAGAAAGAGATTACCAAGAACATGGACCTATGAGTAAGTATGCAGCCCTCAGAATGTTTGCTATGGATTATGATATAGAAAGAGATAGAATGGGTTGGTAATAACAACCCATTATTCAGCTCCGCCCTTTTACAGAGCGGAGCTTTTCTTTTGCCTATTTATAGCTATATATTAATATAGAAGAAACCGATTCAGGATTGGGTCCATTTTCGATGTTTGCCCATATTCCCATAGAGGCCCATTGTCCATTAGGCCCATTAACACTCAGCCGCTGGACAGAGGGTTTTACGGATAGGGAGGATCAGCAAAAATAGCTGATTTCAGAGGTTATCGTGACAGTTGTTATCATAAGACAAAAATAATCAATACTTTTGTAGTGTTTTTAATGCAGTGACTTGTATACAACTTGATGTAAATTAACTTAATCGTTTTAGAGTTTGATGTTTTTTATGTACTTGTAAACAAAAATATGCTGAGCGTCGTTATTTAATGTAAGATTTACTCAAGAGCAAAGCTCTATCGCTCTTAACTGAATAACAACTTGAGTCAGTCACAACGCACATTGACAACTGAATGAACGTTAAAAGCGTCGAACACACAATTTTGTAGAACGTGCATAGAGCACGTAGAAAGAGGTTTTTTATGAACAAGAATGAAATTTTTAGCAACTACAAACTTGTACAAGCTACTTTTGATAGCAATAATACACGTGTAGCTATGTCAGAGAAAGAGCTTGCAACGCTCAGAGCGTTATGCAAGACAAAGACTTTCGGCCTTGTATCGTTAATAGACGATATCGACAACATAGCAACGTTCAATGGCGACTATGACTGCAAGCTGGCTCAGAGCGGAAACGCAAAAGAGCACACACTAATCTCTATATGGAGTCGCAACGCTATTAAGCACGTTACTAAAAAGAGCGATTATCGTGATTATGGTGTACGCTTTCACGTTGCTAAGCTGACAGAGCTTAGCAAAAACAAAGACTTTGCAAAGCTGATAGAGCAAAGCAACGTGCAGATATATTCACACAGAGACGGCTTAGAGATTAGATTTACGTTCAAGTCACTTGCTGACTGTCTCAAGTTTATAGCTGATATCAGCAAAGCTACAAAAGAGACTCAGAGCAAGACTCAAAAAGAGACTCAGAGCAAAGAGCAGAGCAAAGCTAAGCAGACTCAGAGCAAAGCAAAGCAGAGCACAGAACAAGCTAGCTAATAAGATATGATAATATCAGCAATACTTACATTTATTACAGTTATAATTATTGTTTTGCTCGTTCTAATACACTTGCTTAGCTCTTAACTGAACAAAAAAAGCACTGACATAAAACTCAGTGCTTTTTTTTGTTTGCTCTTTTGCGTTATACACCACCCAGCATCTTTGTTAGCACATGCTAACACGTTTGCTGAGAAAGGGGTCACTCTCCCGTAGGAGGCTGCTTTTTATAATGACCGTGCCCCGCAGGTTAGCATTTTTTATAAAGACCGTGCCCAGTAGTCTAAAATACCTGGCCACATACAATCTAAAGACCGTGAAACACGTAGCATCGGTCCAGGAACTTGCTACTGATTATATTTTAGTGTTATAGTATGTTTACAATAATAAGGAGAATACCTATGTCACCAACACCAATAACGATAGCTAGGACAATAGCAAATGCGCTTAACATGATATACGGCACACATATAGTAATAAATACGTCACAATTCTTTGGCGGTGAAGGCAAGTTAGTTAGGATGTACGTTATTAAAGATGCATACTATTATGGTGGTAAAAGCACTTATTCAGATAAAGAGTTGTTCAAGACCGCCAGCGGAGTGTATGCGTGTCTGTACATGAGAGACATGCTTAATGCCTTCAATGGAGAGGAGATTAAGGAGGATAATCAAGGTTATCTTAATGTTTTAGCTAAGAAGAACGGAAGAGCTGGTATAGATTATATGGTAAAAACTTATTTAGGAGGAAAGGAAAATGACGATTAACTCACAGATACCTGAAGATGCTTCGCCTAGAACACGGGATAATTTGCTTGCAGGAACCTGCATTACTCATGATGGCTCAAGAATCTCACCTAAACAGGATAAGTTTATCAACCTATATATTAAGTATTCTGATCCTGCTCAGGCTGCTGAGGAAGCTGGCTATATGGTTAGGAATACTAGAAAAGACAAGAGAGCCGCATATGCCAGAAAAGGCAAAGAGTTGCTTATGGATGACACTATAAGGAATGAGATTGCGGCTAGAGTAGAGGAAGTTAGAGGAGCTGAGATTGCTGATGCCACAGAAGTTTTAGTCTATCTTACCAGAGTTATGAGAGGAGAAGTTAAAGACCAGTTTGGAATTGATGCTTCGTTGCAGGAAAGAACTGCGGCGGCTAAAGAGCTTAACAGAAGGCTTAGAGAGATTGAGCAGGATAAAGAGATGGGTGGAACTGGTAAAGAAGTACACCTCATATTGAGGAGAGAGTGATTTATGGGTAGACACAAAAAGGCTAAGGAGAAAAATGGTGAAATTGTTTTAGATGTTAATGAAGCCATTGCTCCTTGTTATTTTGATGCTATGGATGACATATTAGACCATGGGCATGTACATTATGTGTTTAAAGGCGGAAGAGGTTCTGCTAAATCTTCTTTTATCTCTGAGATGATACCTCTGATAATAGTAAATAATCCTAAGGTCCACGCACTGGTGTTCAGAAAGATTGGTAACACTATAAAGAACTCAGTGTGGTCACAGGTTGTATGGGGTATAGACAAATGGGGGTTAAGGGATTATTTTCAGATACCTAAGACTATTGCTAACCCTATTGTCTATAAGCCTACAGGTCAGCAGATATTGTTTATGGGACTTGATGACCCCAACAAAGTCAAGTCTGTGAAATTGCCTTTTGGTTATATAGGCATAACATGGTTTGAGGAATTAGACCAGTTTGCAGGAGAGAAGGAAATTCGTAAGGTACTACAGTCTACTATGAGAGGTGGACTATTGTTTTGGGATTTTCGCTCATTTAACCCACCGATATCTAATCTTAATTGGGCTAATCAGTATGCTACAGATGCATTGAGCAGAGAGAACACACTTGTAACCTCGACAAATTACATTGATGTGCCTGGAGAGTGGCTAGGTCAGGCATTTATAGATGAAGCGGAAGACCTGAAAGAAACAAATCCTCGAGCGTATGAACATGAGTATTTAGGTATACCTGTTGGTACAGGCGGTAATGTCTTTGAAAATGTAGAGCCTATGTATATGAACGATGACTTTATACTTGGCTTTGAACGATGGTTAAGAGGAGTCGATTGGGGATGGTTCCCAGACCCATTTGCCTTCACACTATCTCACTTTGAGCCTTCTACAAGAACTCTGTACATATTTGGAGAATTTAGATGTAATAAGTTATCCAATAAAGATACTTTCGATAAGATATTTAATGAATTACAGATTGCTGGAAGACCTCTTGCATCTCCTGATGATATTATAATCTGTGATAGTGCTGAGCCTAAGTCTATTTCTGACTGGAAGAGCTATGGAGCATATGGTGCTAGACCTGCAAAAAAGGAGCCTGACAGTGTTACATACTCTATGAAGTGGTTGCAGTCATTGAAACATATTTACATTGATCCTAAGAGATGCCCAGCTACATATAAAGAGTTTATCGAATATGAGTATGACAGAGACAAAGAGGATGAGGTTATTAGTGGTTATCCTGACAAAGACAACCACTCTATAGACTCAATAAGATACGCTACATCAAAATATTGGGTGAGAAGAGGTCAGTAATTGAATACACAACCACTGAATGTTATACTACATATAACAAAGGTCATTTGTAGAGGAGAACAGGAATGAGCTTATGGGATAAATTGAAAGGAGCAATAAAGTCTATGTTTGGGCGTGATGTTGTTGAAAAAGTGCTATCTGTGAAATCGGCAGTATCTGACGATATGATGAATAGTATTCAACTATGGTCAGCTATGTATGAAGGAAGAGCCCCGTGGCTAAAAGATGCTACTCCAGGTAGTCCTGAGAGAGTTGTGTCACTCGGTCTACCAGCTCTTATAGCTAGTGAGAAAGCAAGGATGGTCACACTGGAGATGGAGAGTGAGATTACTCCACCTATGAAGGATGTAGAGAACGAGAATCCAGATTATCAGCCACCTGGCATAGATGCTATGGGTAATCCTACTATGGGACAGGGTGCTATGATGATTACAGAGCCTGAGCCAGATGGTCCTGTAGAAAGAGCAAATTTCTTGAATGATTCCTATAAGAAACTGCTCAAACAGATAAGACGGCAGTTAGAGTATGGTATAGCTAAGGGCGGATTAGTAATTAAGCCATATATTGTGATTTACGATGAAGGCTCACCTACTATTGAAGATAAGACGAAGGAAGATAGTGAGCGTCTATCTTCTGAAAAGCCTTTGCCTAAGTACGAATTTAATTTTGATTTTGTACAGGCTGACAGATTTTATCCTCTTTCTTTCGATAATAGCGGAAAGATAACTGAGGCAGCCTTCTTACAGACAAAGACAGATAACGATAAAGTGTATACAAGAGTAGAGTATCATAAGCTGGAAGGTAGAACAATTACAGTTAAGAACTATGCTTTTGTAGCTCACAATAATACAGGAATAAACAGAATCTTTGTTCCTACAACAATCAGTGACTTAGGTAAGCCTTGTGCATTAGCAGAAGTTTCTGAGTGGGCTAATCTTGAAGAGGAAGTAATTATTAAGAATGTAGATAGACCTCTGTTTGCATACTTTAAGATGCCTGAGGCGAATACTATTGATCCTTACTCACCTCTTGGAGTATCTGGATATAGTAGAGTTGTATCCCTCATTAAAGATGCTGATGAGCAGTATTCAAGAATGTTGTGGGAATTTGAAGGTGGTGAACTTGCTATTGATGTAGACCGTGATGCTTTGCAAATTCAGGAATACAGTAATGGTCAGCATCAGACAAGAATGCCTGCAAAGCAGGAGAGACTGTTCCGTAAAGTTGACCTTAACTCAGAGGAAACTTATGAAGTATTTGCTCCTACACTGAGAGACCAGTCTATTGCTAATGGACTTAATATCATACTGACAAGAATAGAGGATATTGTAGGATTTAGTAGGGGTACAATATCTGAGGATGTAGGCAATATCGAAAAGACTGCAACTGAGCTAAAAATCAATAAACAGAGAAGTTATTCCACTAATGCTGATATACAGGCAGCCCTTGAAGATGCTTTAAGAGATGCGGTTTACGCTATGGATGTATACTGCACACTCTATCAGGTAACACCTCCTGGTGAGTATCAGATTTCATTTGAGTGGGATGACTCTATTATAGTTGATACAGAAGCAGAGTTGGCTACAAGGATGTCCATGATAAATGCAGGCATTACATCTAAGCTAGAGACAAGAATGTGGTACTTTGGTGAGACTGAAAATCAGGCTAAAGCCGCATTACAGAAAGTTGATGATGAGAAGAAGCAGAGCATGGAAACAAATATTCAGGCTCAAGCTCAGTTAGGTGATGTTGCTCAAGGTAAAGATTTCTCAGGAAACAATAACAATCCTGAGCCAAATGCAGAAAAGAAAGATGTCACT